TTAACTTCATAAAATCCCCCTCGGTCCCCCTTTGCAAAGGGGGAGGTTAAAAAGGTGTTAAATGTCTAAATACTGCAGCGTGCCCACGGCAGCGGCTGGTCGGTAATTGCCGGCGGATGTGCTGTCGTTGTCTGTCCAGGCGTCGTTTAATGCCGGATACTGTGCGGACGGCGCATCACTGTCGCACCACATGGCGTAACCCGTGCCCCATGTCTCGCCGCCCACGTCTATGGCGTCGCCGTCTTCGTCCCAGGTGGTGTCCTGGCTGGGCTGGTTCTGCTCATTCCATTTGTGGTTATGGCTGGACCAGGGCGAGGTCCAGGTGCCGGCTGTGGCGCCGCCCGTGGTGTAGGTGGCACCGCCTTTGACGGCCAGGACCTTGTCGCTTACAGAGGAATCAATGGCCATGCCTTCCATGGCGTCATTCCGATACACATAGATTTTCTGGGCATTGTCGCCGTGCATGAGCCCGAACCAGGCGTTATCATCCGCGTTTCGAAACTGCAGCGTCTCGTCTGTTGTGTCGCCGAACAATTGAAACGGGACCGGGCCGGACGGTGCCGAGGCTCCGGAAAAAGACGAGCGGAGCGTGGCAAAGTTGGCCTCTATGTTGCCGAGATCCGTCTGGGCCGCGTGGTCGCTCTGGTAAATGTTAGGTTCGTAGGTTTGGGACATTACAAATCCATATATTGCAAGGTGCCTACAGCGGCATAGGGCCGCCACTCGTCGCCGGTCCAGATGCAACCGGAGGTGTAGGCCTCGTTAAAATATTCCTGGTACGCCACATGGGTCGGGTCTATGCCTACAAAATCCGGCGTTCCGGAACCGGAATAACCTGCAACGGCGATCTGGCTGCCGCTGGTGTTGTAGGTGTATTGGACGCTGCCACTGATATCCAGTATCTGGTGGATATGGCTCACGGCTGTAAGGGCATAGTTTCCCTGGGTGTCTATACCTCCGGTGATATAAGTTGCGCCGCCCTTGACGCCCAAGACTTTGTCGCTGACTCCGGAATCCACGACCCAGCCGTCCATGGCGCTGTTTCGGTAAAACCACATTTTTTGGTTTGCATCGGCAGGGAAGATTCCGAACCAGTCATTGTCGTCTGCGTTACGGAATTTGAGCACATAGTCCGAAAGATCGCCCCACAATTGGAATGCGACCGGCGAGGATGGCGCTGACAGGCCGGAAAAAGACGACTTTAACGCTGCAAAATTATTTTCCATATTCTGCAGGTCGGTCATGCCGTCATGGGTGCCGGCGAAACAGTCTGTTGTCCAGGTTTGAGACATTACAAATCCATATATTGCAGGGTGCCGGTGGCGGCGGCCAAGCGCCATTCGTCCGAAAACGTGGCCTCCTCCGTGTAACAACTCTGGAGCGCAAGCTCGGAGGAGCCCGGCACATAATTATATCCAAACACACCATAGGCGTAGGAGTACCCGACCAGGCTGTCGATGTTGACTTTGACGCCGCCCGAGTCCCACACTTTGTCATTTCCGCCAGGCTGATTGCTTTCATACCACTGGTGGATATGGTCGTAACCGGAGCATGTCCAGGAGCCGGCTGTGGCAGCGCCGGCAGTGTAGGTGGTGCCACCCTTAACGGCCAGAACCTTGTCTGTAACGCTGGAATCCACGCTCCAGCCGTCCATGGCACTGTCCCTATATACCCAGGTCTTTTGTGAGGCATCCGCGTGCATGAGGCCCAGCCAGTTGGCGTTCAGCCGGTCCCGACATTTCAAGACTTCTTTTGTCGAGTCGCCCCACAATTGAAACGCCACCGGATTGGATGGCGATCCGGACCCGGAAAAGGACGACCGCAGCGCTGCAAAGTTGTTCTCCATGTTTTGCAGATCGCTTGCGGCATTGTGGCCGCGTCCGTAGCAGTTGTCGACAAAGCCTTGAGTCATCTATTCATCCTGGATTCCAGCCTACGCCGGAATGACGAAAGAAAAAGCCGAAACGACGGCATTAAAAAGAATTACGTGCAATATTTAATAGTAAAATTCTCCACCAGAGCGTTCACGTCTGCGCTGGGGTCGGTTATATTTATTTCCACTTTAAAATAACGGGCCTCTACAATGGCGGCCAGAATCTCGGCACGCTCTACATATTCGGTGAGACTGCCGGAGGTGTCGCCATAGTATATTTTCATGGTGACCTGAACGCCGGCGGTCAGTTCGAATATCTCGGCCCAACTCATGGTACCGGCACCCCCTGCAGTCCAGGTAGTGCCCGTGGGAAATTTATCATCCCAGGTGGTGCCCACGCCACTGACCACGATGTCGGCCAACACATAGACCAAAACGCGGGTAGATGCGCCCAGGTCATATTCCGGGCTTGTATACGTGCCGGTTAACACACCGCCCGTGTGAGAGCATTTGAGGTAATCGTCACTCGCATAGGTGGTGTGCTCGGTGTTACTGTGCGTGCCCACGCCGTTATAGTCGCAGGTGTCGGAGTCTGAGACGGTCCAGTTGTCGGGCGGGTCAATGAGGACTGCGCCGGCACTTCGGGCGGTGGCGCCGTACTCGCCGTTTGTGCTTTTTGTGTTCGCCCAAAAGGTATGGTCTCCCGGTTTAACAGAGTCCAGGGAGTAGTTGGGCGCTTTCAAAGCACCCAGGAAAATACCGCCGGACCAAGACGAGCCGAGCCGGAATTCGTACTCGTCGACATCATCGTCCGTCACTCCATCGGCAAACAGGATGACCGCCATCTGAGAGACGATACACTGCAGGCCGGCCAGGCTGTCCGGTGCGTCGGTGTAGCCGGCCACGGTCCAGTCCAGCTTGTAGGCGGCTGCCACGTTCTGAGCCTTGCCCCATATGGATACCGTCTGGAGCCGGATATAGTAGTGTGCGCCCTCCTCAACATTGTTGATGTCAAAATCTGTTTCAACCGGATAAAGGAATTTCCAGTTTGTGTCGTCGTAGGAGATCCAGACATTGACATGGGAAAACCACGGAAAACTGGACGGCACGTCAAAGGTGATTTTCACCCGTGTCATATTCCGTTTTCGATAGGCGTAGGTTTCCTCTGCGACGACCACATTCGTCACGCTGGGCGGTGCTGCGTTTTTATCCGGAAGGCTGCAGGTGTAAACACCCTCAGTGTCCAGATTGTAGACATCGTCATACAGGACGGTGGACTCGTACAGGAGCTGCAAGTCCACGGTGCCGTCCTGCTTTAGGGCGGCGGTCTTTACCCGCATGAGCTGGTCGGAGATACCCAGGGCCGTGGTGTTCAAGGTGATCAGGTCATGGGGTTCTAATTGCAGGCAGTCGTCTGAACCGGTGAGCGTTACGGCCCTGTCCAGTTGCATGCGCTCCAGACGGTAGACAGCCAGGTCAGCGGCCTGCTGGCGGTCGTCGCAACCTATCAGCTTTATTTCCTTAATGACGCCACTATTGTCGCCCACGACGAGGTCATCGAGGACATAGTCTTTGTCCGGGTCCGTGTATTTGACGCGGAGTCCGTCGGGCTTGTCGAACCGGCTGGGCTGGCCAATGGATATTGCAGCCTTTCCGTCTGAGCCCTGTAAGATGTTATAGTCACGGATGGTCATGACACTGGATTCATAGGCTGTATCGGCATAGCGCAGATAGTATTTGCCGTCGTACCAGACGAGCGTGCCCCTGAAATGGGCGAGCATACGCTGAATCACATCGATGGCGGCCTCGTCTTCGGCCAGGACCAGGTTGAGGCCCCATCCCTTGAGGTCGCAGTAATTGGCTGCGGTGGTCCAGGACGTGATGTCGATAACCTCGCTAGACAGGCCCACACCGTAACGGGTGCTCGTTAAATAATCGTAAAGGCACAGAACAGGGTTGTTTGAATAGGCGGTGGTGGCGTCCCTGAAATCATAGAGCTTGCGACCCTGGACAACCAAAGTGCGGCGTGGCAGATTCTGGTAATAGTCCCGGTCAAATGTGAGATGAAATACAATATAGGATGTATATCTCAGGTTATCGGTCCAGGCGTTGTCTGCGGCATAGAGATTGGTGTCGTAGGTTTGAGAGGCACTTCCGGAGTGGAACCAGTATTCTGCAACACCTGCACTGACAAAGCCGGATGCCAGGGCATCGCCGAAAAAGACCTGGTCCACACTGTCCACCTGCTTTATCCCCTCAAGCTCGCCCTCGCCGATGGTCATGACGACCCACAGCTCGCCGTTATCTGAGCCGGCTGTGCTGATATACACATCGTTTCCGCCCTCCTTGCACTCGCCGTAAATGACCCGGTAAAGGGCCTGGGTGTTGCGGGAAATTATTTTAAGGCCCGGATCTTTAGGCGCCTGGTGGTCAGGGTTGTCCGGATCTGAGGCGGTCAGCTCACGGACGGCCCAGGAGATGGCGGTGGCAACCACCATTTTAACTACAAATTTAGCGACTGCTATGGTTAAGCTTGCCATTTTAACCCTCGCCAGCGGATCACCCGCTTTATCTGGTAGTCTCTAAAACTGACCACTGCTATTTTCCCGATATCTGCAAACGCGGAAAGCAAAAGGTCCTGGCCTGCGTGCAGGCCGATCATGATCGGGCCGTCCTTATAAGTAAACACCAGGAAGTCGCCGGCAAAGGCTTTCTCGATGGGCACGGATTCCCCTAGTGTGGAGACAAACCGGCTAAACCTCAGCTTTGCCTTGTCCGGATAGGTGAGCCAGTAGTCTCCGTAGTTTTCGCGGGTAATGCCTTCGAATTCTTCCGGGAGCGGTATTTTCAGGTCACGGCCAATGTTGAGCATGAGAGACAGACAGTCCAGCCCTTCAGCTATCGTCTGCCCGCCCAGCTTGTAGGGCGTGCCCACATATTTGGCTGTCAACTTTGATAGATTGAGGCGTTTGGGTTTCTGTCGTTTCATCAGAATTAAACCGCCCTTTCTTTTCCCCACCAGATTTCTTTGTCCTCGATGCTGGGCAACCACCGGCATCCGCCAAAATTTTCCGCATTGCCCAGCGAGCCACACCTGGCATAGGTTCGGTCGCACCATGTGCCGGTGCCTGTATAGGCACATTCTGTGCCTTTAAAGTCGTCCCAGCGACAAGAGGGCGAATGAATAGCAAGGGTGCGCTGGTTCCATTGGACAAGCTCGCTTGCCACGGTGATCTCGATCCAGTCGTTTGGCATGTTCCAACTGTCGATGACACCTTGAAAGATAGTCACAGCGCCCAGGGGTTCGTCGGCGGCGTTCAGGACGACGCTTCGCAGAATCACATCGGAGCGCTGGGCCGTGCCCCCCACAAAGTCGGGCGTCAACTCCTGGTCCAGGTTGTCTACGGTCAAAATTAATTGATCGACCACGTTGTCCATGCTGTAGCTTACGGGCTGGTATGAAAATCCGCATGGCTTCCAAATCTCCTGGGAGGTGCCGAACAGGATGCCGCCGGCAAATTCCACGTCCTCGTCAATAAAGTCGATGTCTCCGTCCTCAAAGGCAGCGCCGGCACCTGAGTCCGACGGTGCAAAGTTGGTAATGGGCACGTCGCAGTCGGTATAATTAAAGCCTGCGCCCACATCCAGGGTGAGGAGTTCAAAACGTTTCAACTCATTGGACTTGAGTTGATCTAAAACGCTGCTGTCAATAGACCGCATGGGTTAGCTCGCCGACCAGGTGGAGTTTAAAAGACCCCGGATTTTCACGCCGGTGGTTGCAAGCAGATTATAAAACGTCTTGAAGTCGAAAACGTCCTCGGCAAACTTGGCACGCACTTTTAAAATGCCGGTAAAGTCAAAGGTGATCCTCTGGCCCAGGTTCGGGGCCGTGACCAGGGTGGCTTTGTCTGCGCCGTCTGCGCCGGTGCCGCTGCCGAATGTCCAGTCGGTGCCGTGAGAGAGTGAAACGCCGTCGAGTTTCAGGGTGTAGCTTGAGGCGGTCTTGCTGGGAAGGTTCCACACGGTGGTGACACCGTTTCCGGTGCCCACGTATTCGCCGGAGTAGGTACGGGAAAAGGGATAAAAGAAAGAAAAGGACTCGTGTTTGCCTTTACGGGCGATGAAAAATTCCCAAAGGGTCTGGGCGTCTGCAATAGCCAGGCCCTTGTAGGCCAGAGGAAAACTGCGTTTTGGATAGAGCCACTTTTGCCGGCTTTTTTCTTCGCCCAGGTCGTCAAAGTTGGATTCGAGGGTTTTAAACTCGATCATCTCGTTTAAGGGCTCCAGGGCCGGGACGCTGCTCACAATGTCGGGGAAAGCTGCCATTATCTCGTGCTCCGGATTGTGTTTCTGAGGCCTCCGCCCCGCTTGAGGTGATCATCGACAGGGCCTATGATGGCCTGGGGGTTCTGTCTGGCCAGGTCGGCGAAAGATTTGGCGTCTACGGCTTTGATATTAATGTTGTAGACATCACCACCGCCGCCTTTAGGGATCACGGTCTCCCCTTGCTGGAGGATGGCCGGGAATTCATCGGGTTTCAGGCCGTTGTGAAGTCTGGGGGCGCCCACAAACACGGACGGATGCACGGCAGCCGTAGGGGCCGGGGTTGAGCCGACCACACCGCCGTCGTGGAAAAAAGACGTGGTGATCCAGTCGGCAATGCCGCTGGAGGCCTTTCCGATTAGACCCTGGGTTACGTTACCGCTGGCGTCTGTGCCGCCGCCGAAAAGGCCTTGGATTAAGTCCTGGGACAATGACGAAACAAGGTTTTGCTGGATGCTTAAAAGGACGTTTTTGGCCATGTCTTCCATGTCCATGAAATTGTCGGACATGGGGTCGAAAAAGCTGGTGGACATGGCGTTTGCCATGCCCTGGGCGATGGCATCCATTTCACTGACCCAATTGGATGATGCCTCGTTCCATGGGGCGTTTTCTTCGGCTGCCTCAAGATCGGCGATGGCTTCGAAATAGCCGGGGGCGAGGGTGTTGTTTTGGCGCATGTCGATGGTGTCGACTGCGCCGATGGGTTTTGATACATCGTTCGGCGTCAACTTGCCGACCGTTTTGTCCCATTTCGAACCGACACTTTCAGCTTGATTATCAGCGTCCGAAAAATAGTCGGCAATCTTCATTACATCATCCAGGCCAAATGTGACCATTCTGGTGTATTTTGATAATTTCCAGACAATGTCTGTAAGCTTAGTAAAACGAGTGAACAGTTTATCTAAATATTCCGGGACTTCCTGCGTAATAAGTTTTTGATTGGCCGTGACCCATTTGGTCATATTCTCTGAAACATCCGTAATTTTTGGAGCTAGTTCAAGGATGATCTTTTTGAAATTGGCATCAAGTGTTCCCGTTAAATCAGCAATCGCATCATTCGCCGCCTCGGACTCCCTGAGCAAATGCTCATCGATGACGATGCCCAGATCCCTAGCACGCTGGCGCATCTGGTCCAGGCCTGCGCCGCCCTGCTTGAGCATGTTGACAAGGGCAGCACCTTCAGAGTCGAATGCTTTAAATGCCAGGCGGAGCTGTTCTTGTTCACTTTCCGCGTTTGCGATGGCGTTGGCATAGTCGTTTAATATTGCCTCAGAGTCGCGCACATTGCCGCTACTGTCACGCACAGCGATGCCGTATTCCTTGAGGATGTCCTTTAAAACACCCTGGCCTTTTGCTGCCTCTGCCAGCCTGCGATTAAACCGCTGGAGGCCCATGTCCAGTGCTTTCTGGTTCACTCCCGCATGGTCGGCGGCAAAGCGGTACTCCTGGAGCGCATCGGTGGCGATGCCGATTTTATCCGCTGTTTTAGCGATAGCGTCGGCGAATTCCAGGTTTTGTTTGATCACATAACCCATGCCTGCAGCGCCGGCCAATGCGGTCATGGCACCATGGAGCGAAAAAACCTGCTTTTGCAGGCGTCCCATGTGACCGCCCACTTTGGTGAATACGCCCTTTGTGGCATCTTTGGCGGCTAGGACTATTTCGAGGCGTTTGTCGGACATTAAATTCTTTCTCCACGTCGTTTGCGGACGTAGTTATTTGCAATATTTCGCATAGCGGCAGCCCGCACGGCTCGCCAGAAAGGATCGAGGATCGGTCGGGCTGGTGTTACAAGTTGCGTTCTACGTTTTGAGATGCCGAAATATTTGCGGTATTTTTTAGGTACCCGGTCGGAATGCTTCCGCTCGTACCACCAGTTTCGCTTTTCTTTCGATAAATCGCTGGTAAATCCCTCCTGGTGTTTTTTCGCCAGGCGCTTCCAGGACTTTGACACCTTTGGTCCGACCCAACCGAAATGGAATTCAGGGTCATGGGTTCGCGGCAACCAGTAACGGATGCCAATGGCCAAACGGGAAAGGGGATTGTTGCGCCGGCGGCCCCAGTTGTAGCGAGCGATAAAAGACAAAGGTTTAAAGCGCCGGCCCCCAGGGTTGCCCTGGCGGATCTGGCGCTTTAAAAGTTTCATGAGCCGGAAGCCTTCCACCCTGGTGGCGGTGGAAAGGTCCTTTTTCTGGGCCTTTTGCTCTGCCTTTAAAAACTTCAGGGTTTTGTTGACACCTTTGACGCTTACATCCAGCATTTAGTCCTCTTTTCCTGGTCCCTGATCCCTGTTACCTGTACCCTGGTTTTTTACTGTGTAACGCTCCAAGGCCTGCAGCTTTGAAAACATGCAGGGTGACATGTCGATGTCGAAAAGTTCTGCTATCTGAAAGACCGTGCCGTAATCCATGCCTGTGATACCGAAACCGCTACTTTTAAAAGCGCTCTGCACCTTGAGCCAAAGGAACCAGGCCTCGTCATTTTCCGGCCATACCTCCGGCTGTTCTTTTCCACAGCCGTTGCAAGTCGGCGCTCCTCTATGATGCTTTGTGCAAAATTTGCAATATTCTATTCGGTCTGAGTCTGTGGCCCAGGCCCAGACCGTGAGGAGTTTTTTTCTTCGTCCGGAGCGCCCCAGGTTTCTTTCACAACTGCGCCCCAAACCTTTAAAATCTGTTTATTCGGCTGATCATCCAGGATCTCTTTTTGTTCATCCGTCAAAACAGTATCCAGGACCTTGTCCATAGTCTCTTCTGCCAGATCCAGATCCTGGGCCAGCTTGACTACATCGATATTCAACCGGGAAACGGGGATACCTTCAGCCTGGAGTTTCTTGATTTCCTTGCCGGTCAAGCCCCGAACATCAATGTTTGTATCTCCAACTAATATTACTCTCATATAGTAGCCTCAAATGAGCCGACCTCGTAAAACGCACGAGAATCGACGATCTTTGATAAACGCGACATAAGGGTCACGTTTTTTAATTGGTTTTTAAGCATGGGCGTCGCTATTGGTCAGGCGGGCCACGATGACAGACGTCTCGGAGCCGTTTGTGTAGTATCCATTAAAATTGAGATCTACCAGGATTCCATTGTCGTCTGGAACATCCGGACTGTTTCGACCGTAAATAAGCTCTTGCAGCTCAATCTCAAATATGGAAGTGGCGCTACCCGTAATCGTCGCCTTGAGCGAGCTTTCCGTGCCATTTTCAGCCTTATCTAAAAGGGAATCGTCCTCCAGGAGAGTTTTAATATTCCCTGACACCTCGACAATTTTCTCCGGAAGGTCCCCACGAACGCCGCCGTCGCCGATCAGGAATCTATCTTCGTCATGCGGGAATTGGACATTGAATGAAAGTTCCGTGGCGTTAGACAACGAGCTGCCGCCTTCCTCAACGGCAGCGTCGGAATCGTTCAGCCGGGCCAGGGCTAGACTGGTCGGACTGGCGTCAAAAGCAGATGTTTCCAGACTGCCAGATGCACCGACAATGTCGAGCGTCATGACCAGCTCTCCGTCGTGCCCCAAGGAAAGACTGAAGCCGCCCACTTTGCAGCCCACAAATCGCTGGTAACGGTTTGAGGCGATATCCTCAAAGGCTGCCTCCAAGCTAATGGATGGCCTGGAGGAGCCGACCTTAAATTCGTGCACATACGGCCCGCTTCCCGTTGTAACGGGAGCGCCAAACATGGCTTTAAGCCAGTACCAAAGGGCGACCGAGTCCACGGGGATCACGATCTGGCCGCGCACGTCGCGGCGGCCTCTACTCGGCGCCACAGGGTTAAGTGTGCCAGTGAGGGTCTGCGCCTGGATCAAGGTCTGACTTTCTTTCACGCCCATGGAATTCAAAGGAATGATAAAGCCTTCCGTGGCTACGGTCCCGTAGGCCACATCCTCAAAGCCCAGCAAAACCTGAACGTTTGCACCTCGTTGCTGTGTCATGGTTAATTACTCCTATTCGTATCGATTTTCGCCGACGGTTAACTGTTTAGTTATGCCGATGCCCATGCCGACCAACATGAACGGAAAAAGCGAAATTGTGTCGTATTCCACCGAGACCTCTTCAAACACGGCGTTTCCCACACTCACGCCTACAATGGCGGCCTCCACCAGCTTGCGAAAGGCCTCCAGGCGCTGGACGCCTTCATATTCAACGATGTTCGTCTCCGCATGCACTTTTACGGCTTCATCATAGATGCCGCAGGTGACCTCAAAGGCATGTTCCTTTTTAGTGATGGTTTGCCCAACCCGTTTGGCTGCCGGGTGGATCTCAACGGCAGGGCAGTCGGTTCTACCCGGCGGGTTTTGAATGTCGACGTTTACATAGACCTTATGGTCCTGGTCGTAGGTGGCATTAGCCCATGCCAGGGTGGCGGCATCTGTAGCGATGGCCGAGGCCAGATCTGTTAAAAGGGTGTTAATGTCCATAGCCGGGCCTTTCGTCATTTGTGATGTTGAGGACCCAGACCAAGGAGTCACTCTTTGCCTTGCCTTTGACATGCCAGGTGTCCGAGCCGATCAGGACGGTGTCCCGGTAACCAGGGTTAGCCACATCCGACTTTCTAACGGTGATGGTGGCCTGGTCTGCCCGCGACTTATTCCCGCGATTGGGTGCCTCGCCATAATCGACAATGGCCGGAAAGCTCGGCAGCACTGCACCACCATTGGGAGTGTAGGTGACGGTTTCCACCCAGGGCAGGTCGGTTGAAAACAAGGCGGCCAGGTCAGTGGCCGCCTGTTCTTTGGGCGTTGCTAGGGCCATGGAAATAGCCTTTTAGGCTGAAGGCTGTAGGCTGAAGGTCAAAAACCTATAAGCCGTGAGCCTTGCGCCGTTTTCTAGGTTGTAATGTTGGAGAAAAGGTACACGCAGGCAGCGGCAATGTTGCTTTTGACTGCGTCGGCATCGGTCTTGGACTGCATGAGGGCCTCGTCCACATTGTGGCGGACGCGGAACACGTCGCTGCGGATTTCGTCATCCCGGTACTGCTCTACGATGGCATTTTCAGCACTGTCCTCTGTCCAGAGAAAGGTGCGGCCTACGCCGGGCTGAGTGATATCCGGACCGCTGCTGATCTTGACCAGGGCAGCATACTCATTGCTCCAGATATCGGAGATAGAGGCGTCCAGGCCTACGCCGGCAGTATTTTCGACTGCACCGCCGATCAGGACACGGGGCACGTCAAACACGGCTGCCAGTTGAGCACTGGTCATTTTGTTGATATCGATGCCCGGAAAAGTGTATTTGAGGCGCTCTACGATCTGGTCACAGTTTTTGAGATTCAAAAACGTGGACCATGCAATAATCAGAGCATCCGGGAGCATGCCGGAAGCGGATCTAAAGGAACTCTTGCCGTCGTTGACATCCTCGATAGGGGTGGCATTTGTGGCATCGTCCCATTCGTTTGTAACGGCATTCGGTGTAAAATTGGTGGCATTAAACACCTTACCTGCGATGCGTTTTTCCTGGCTGCGCATAATGAAGTCCCAGGCCCGCTTGGTGGCAATGTAATCGCCAGCCCCTTCGGAGCCTTCCTGCTCGATCAATTTACGCTCACTATCATCGACAGGCTCTTCCCAACCATGCTCGGACGTTCCGAACTGGCCGCGCTCATATTCCCAGTCGCCTCGGTTGTATTTACCCCTGGGGGCTCTGTCGGTCTTGGGTGCGGAAAGCAGTGCCTCTTTAGGGATAACGGGGTATGTGCTTGCTTGAAGGCCTGTGCGAAAAATGGGCATGACCTCAAGGCCGATAAAACCCATGGTCGGGCCTTCCACGTATTCCATGACGGTTTGGCCCAGGTCCGGCCTGTATATGGCTGAATCCTTTTTTGCTCTCATTTGGATTTACCTCCTGAACTTGTAGATTAGGGTTTACGAGTTACCGCTCCGGTCTTAGACAGGCAGGCACTCGATATGTTCGTTGCTGGCGCCAGCGGCCTGAAGGGCCGTAAACTGGGCGCTGCCGCTTACGGTGTCACTCACTCTGCCGTCTGCTGCGCCGTAAAGGGATGCACCCCTGGCAATGGCAGTGCCCACGGTGCATTCGATTTCAAATGAGCCTGGGGCGTTTTTCGGTCGAACAGCGACTTTTTCGCCATCGTCTGCAGCGTATTCCGTGACGCCGACATAGTCTTCACCTGCATCGGCGTAGACGACCTCCGGCGGGTCCATGGTGGTGCCTGATTCGATTTTAACCCTACGTTTGGCCTCCAGGTCCTCGCCGGCATTAAATGTCAATGGTCCTTCGTTCCACATGGTTGTTACCTCCGCTTAGTAATGTTTAATTTTAAATTTTTAATGAATGAAGATTGCCCCTAGTGGACGGTTGAACCTCCCTGCTGACTCATGATCCACGCCCTGTGGGCCTTGGGGTCCTGGGCCTGCACGGCCTGCATGGCTTGTCCCTTGCTGCACCCATGTTGCTGCATGTGAGCGGTGACCTGGGCCATAAAATCTTTTCCGGTGGTGCTGGAGTTGACGGTGTCGCCCGCACCTGGGTTGGGTGCGCCGGCGCCTTTGATGGCTTCCAGCATCTCTTCCTGTTTATCCAGCTTTTTACTCTGTGCCGGCTGGGTGGCCTGGATGGATTTAAACTGCTCTACGGTGACACCCGTTTCCACCACGGCCTTGAACTTTTCGCCGTCTTCCTCTCCGAACTGGACGGCGGCCAGGCCGAGAATGCGCTCGCGCTCTGAAGTTACTGCGGCCTCCTGGATTCCTTTAACGTTTACACTTTCTGCCCCCTGTGCCCGGATCTGCTCTACCAGGTCCGGATGCGCTGCCGTGAGTTGTTCCACGGTCATGGGGGCGCTTTCTGCTGTCTGACTTTTTTTACCAAGTGCCATTGCACCCTCCTTATCAGGGGACACTGCCCCCGGTTTAAAGGTTGTATATGTTGTGCCCTGGGCATCTGACATGCTGAGGGCGGTTTCCACTGCCAAATCAAAATTGCCGATAGTGTCGATGAGGCCTGCGTCCAGGGCCTGGCGGCCCATAAAGAGGCGGCCTTCTGCCATATCTTTGAGCACGGTCTCAACACTCACCCCACGGTTGCGGGAAACAGTGTTAACAAAAATGCTGTAGACATAGTCCACGCCTTGCTGCAGGTAGTCTTTGGCATCGGCGCTCAAGGGTTCGCTGTCATTTCCCATGGTTTTGTATTTGCCCGCATAAATCATGGAGCGTTTAACACCCCGCTTTTCGTCGGCTCGGGAGTAGTCGTAATGGATCTGGACCACGCCAACGCTGCCTACTTCGCCGGTTTCCTCTGCGATGATGGTGTCGGCGGCAGAGCCTATCCAGTAAGCAGCAGACGCCATCATGCCGTTTACAAAGGCCACAATGGGCTTGACGCCTCGGCTTTCATAGACCAGGTCGGCTATAGCCTCGGTGCCGTCCACGGTGCCGCCGGGGCTGTCGATGTCCAGGAGGATGGCGGAAACGTCATCGTCTTCCAGGGCCTGCTTAAAATCGTTCATAAGGACCTGGGTGGACGTGCCGCCGGAAAACTGGGTCATCAAGTTCATGCGCTTTGCAAGGACCCCGCGCACGGGCACAATGGCCAGACCATCTTCCGTGACAAGGGTGTCTCTGGAACCTTCCAGGCGCTTTGCCTGGGCCTCAAAGGCGGTCAGGTCCGGGGTTTGGCCCTTCATATGGTTAAAAAGGACCTGGTGGATGGCGTCCAGTTTCTCCGGGACAATGGCCCAGTTGTTGGCCTGTGCGATAGTGATCAGGTTCATGGCAATGCCTCTATTTTTCGATGGCGGTCAAAAAAGCGCCCCGGAGTTTCCGGAGCCTGAGCTTTACGGCCAGAAAGTCATCACCGTAAAGGCGCACGACCTGCAGGCCGTTTGAAAAAGTGATGTCGTTTTTCTCCATAAGGGTCTTGACCTGCTTGGGGGTCAGCTTCAGTTTCTTTCTCAGGTATTCTGAGGCGTAGACCTGGAAGGCATCGCCATAAAAGAACTCTGCGCCGCCTTTATCCGTTGCGATGTAAGGAGCCTCGACGGTTTCAACGGCCTTTGCCAGGGTTTCTTCATCACAGTCCATGGCCTGGGCCAGTTTCTTGTCTGTTACGATTTGGTCTTTTAACTTCATGTTTCATCCTCCCTATTGGTTTTTTCCTCGTCGTCATCATCGTCCGAGGCGTTGTCTAAAATAGCGTTAGTGTCGTCGGGGGCGGTATTCAAACCCCTGTCCTTGAGGTCTTCGTTTTCCTCTTCGAGCTGCTCGAAGGTGTTGCGCCAGTCACCGGCCTCGCGTTCTTGGATAGCCTGGGCACGGGTCTTGATTTTGTTATTTATGGCCAGCACGTCGGCCTGCACAGCTTTGACCGGCTCGATGTCGCCCTTGGGTGCGCCCCACCATTCGGCATGGGTGAGCGAATACATGTTTTCGTAAAAGTCCTCTACATCCAGGTTGCCCCGTAGCCAGGCCTCCTCCTGGAGCATGGTAAAGATGGGCTGACAAAATCCCTGGCCTACCCATTGGCGATGGGTGGTGAACACACGCCAGGCGTCCAGCATGGCCGAGCGGAATCCGGCAAAGTTGACGCCCTCTACATCCTTGAAAAGCACGGGATAGGGGATGCCCAGGCCCATGGAGATGGCCTTTTTTATGACTTTGGTGAATGGCTCAAACGTTGTGCCGGGCCGGTTGGCGGCTATGGCGTGCGGCTTTTGGCCCTGGTTGCCGTACATGATTTGACCGGGGATCATTTCCTGGTAGCGCTCGGTCTGGGCGTTGCCGTCTGGGTTAGTGAATGTCTCGGTGCGGCTGGTGAGGTTGTTGGCATAATCGATCGGGTTGTCTCCGATGCCCACTTCGATAAAGAGAGAAAAGGCTGCGGTGACAATGTTTGATACCAGCTCGGCGTCCAGGTAGTCGTTGAGGTCGCGGAACATCTTCATGGCCGGAGCGAAAAACGGCATGCCGCGTACTTGTTCGGGTTCTTTACAGACAAAGCCGTGGAGCACGTTCCAGCGGTGTCCTTTTTTGGCCGGAACGCGCATGAAGTTTTCCGAGGTTTCACCCATGTAACGCATAGTGTTGTTGCGATCGGATTTCTTGATCCAAAAGGCACTTGCCTCTCCGTATTCGCCCAGCTCGACACCGTCGCGGATATTGGACTTATTCATTTTGTCGATGGGGGTACGAAGGCGCAGCGGGTTTAGGACCTGGCAGGCCAGGGAATAGGGCCGAGCCGTATCGCTCAACATGGGCAAAAGGACCAAGTACTCGCCCGAGCGGATCATACTGGTGTCAATCAGAAACTGGATTTGACCGATAGACATGCGGCGCCCGGCATCGGCAAAGGGTGCCCAGGTTTTGTAGTTGTTGCGCTGCTGGGCTTGGATGCGGCGGGCGGTTTCTTTGTCCATGTCCGGGAATGCGTCCCGGTCCATCATGGGCTGCGGCGTGAGGCCTGCGCCGATAACGCTATAGGCAAAGGTGTCTATGGCGCCGGCAGCGTTGGGGTCGTTGATGGCAAGGTCTACGGAGCGCTCTACAATGCGCTCCCGTTCCATGGCTTCCTGCTGTCGGCTTACCAGTCGACGAGGGACCCAGTTTTTCATGGAGCCTGTGCGCTTGGCTGCGGTGCGCTGAATGCCGTAGGAACCGGATGGCGCCAGGGGTTTGCCGTTTGGTCCGTAGAGGATGGGGTTTCCTCCCGACGTAGCGAGGGCGGATGCAGCAATGGCGGAGACCGCCTTTTCGTATATGCCGGTCTGCTCCGGAGAAAGCATTAATAGTCCCTCCGGGGTACGCCGTGGTTAATGGCCATCCCGCCCGTGCCTTGTTCGGCTCGGTAACGTTTGAGGAGCTTTTCCTCTCGTTTTTCAAGGTCGGCCAGGTTCGCCCGGTCGATTCTGCCGCCAGATCCGCCAGAAAGCGACTGGCTGGTCATGACCTGGGTAATGGCCTCCTGGACCTCTTCCAATTGTTCTAATGTGGTTTTAACTGCCATAGAATCTGCTCCGTAAAATAAAAAAAAGCCTGGACCGATCGTAGCGTTTCGTGGTCGCCACGATCGACCAGGCTTTTCATGCCCGTCCACCGTCATGGCCGGGCTTTTAAGGAGAAATGAATAATGAAAAA